TCCCCATGTCCTCAACCATTTTCAAATCATGGATCTCCCCGCTCTTTACCATCGCCATTAAAGCATCGGGGTTGCTCGGGACCGGGACGATTGAATATTCCAGCAATAGCCATTTTTTATATATCCGCCTGAGTGTGGTAAGATAGTTATCCCCTTCCTTCGCTTCCGGCTCCTCTACCTCCAGCGGAACGAAGCCAACAGAGAATGCCCGGAGGTGTCCCGTCTGCATCATGTGCTTAACGGTATCCGGGAACCAATCGCCTCGATATTCCTTCGGCTTCGGTGCAAATATAGTCGCCGCTACCAGACCAACGCCCTTCTTAATCTTGATCCACATATTCGTTCCTACCGGTAACTCACCGTAACTATGCGCCCACAGCACCGTCCTATTTTGGTTATAGTCGGAGAGGTCCGCACCCTTCGGGTCAAGGATCTCATTGTCCCGGTCCATTGTCGCCGTAGAGATTACTCCAACAAGAGCATCATCAGCTTCAACATACTCAAGCGACTTCGCCACAAAGAACTTTCTCACGAACTCCGCATCCTTGCCCAGTCCCAGTTCTTTAGCCTTGCCCGGATATACGTCCGCCAGCTTAACTCTCTGCGTCACTAAATCTTTTATTTTCTTCATGATTTGCCTCCTCGGCATTTTAATTTATGAGTCTGAATAGTGGGGCGTCATTCTTCTTTGCTTCCTCAACGGTATAGGTTATTGGTATTAGACTACAAACACACGAGGGATGAATTGGCGGCGCGGGAGTATCGCTATAATCCAGGGTCATCTCCCCGCCATCTTTGCCCGTTACTACATCGCCTTCATCAAAGAAGTTAGCATTTATATCTGCTACCTGTCCCTCCATCGGTTCGCAGAACTCACAAGGTGACGGGCCGTTGATCCATTGCTTCCCCTTCACAACATCGCTCTGCTTCCATCCCTCCAACGCTCCCCAGTTCGACGCCCTTAGTGTCTCTGTCCTGGCTATCCTATTGGCCTTGTATGATTCGCTTGGTACAAGCCTAAACTCTCCCTCCGGGGTCTCCCGTAACAGCCCGAAGCTCCTCCCTACTCTTACCTTTAAATCACCCAGGCTCTCCCCCGCCTCTATGCCCGTCGCCAAACTGTCCTGCAGCTGCTTAATATCAGTATCAATCGGATACACCGAGAATCCACGCCTGATTTTTCTTATCTGAGCTTGCGCCTCCGGGTTATCAATGTCGAATATCGCTATGGGGTTTACTTCATCCGGCGGTAAACTATCCGCCCCGAGCGCCTTGTTCTCTCTTTCCACTCCCTTCCCGGTTGCATCTTCGGTCAGTAACTTTTGTTCAACCCGGTATATCCCTTCCTGTGCAGCTTCGGTATATAATTTTACCAGCGGCTCACTTTCATCATACAGCCATGTTTTTAATGCCTGCCCACTGCCTATCCATGCGCCCGGATTGCCTCCCGGATTATTACTCATCCTGGCAATAACTTCCCGGTAGAATTTGACCTTGCTCTCTACTAATACTTTAGTCAGTTGATCCTGGTACCCTTCCGCTAAATCCTCCTGCCAGGTATTTGTCGCGTCCGGAGCCCTCTTTTTTACCAGCTGCTTCGCCAGTAATTTAGCGAACTTCTCAAGCTCCAGCGGTGTCATGTTCTTCGCTTTCTCATCCTCTTCATCGGGTGTCGGCCCCTGCCCCCCATCCGGGCGGGGCGGGGTCGCTTGGTTTAATTCCAGCATATTAGTGGGCCGATATAATACATCTCCACCCTCCACCTCATCCTTTCCCATCTCTTCGCGTATCTCATTCACGGTCTTAGCTATATGGATAAGTGCGGTATTCTCTTTTAGCTGGAATGCCTTATCGGTAGGGACAATATTGGGGAAGGCGTAAAAGATATTAGGGTCATATATCGGCATAATCTGCTCATTGATCTTCTGCTCGATATTCATCAGGATCGGCTTAATGGTATCTTTCAACCACGCATAATCATCCTGGTCGGCGTTTCTCCGGTCCGTGCCCTCTCCGGTTAGCTTGTAAACAGGCACACCAAAAATTGCCGCTAACTCCTCGATGCTTGGCTTATCTTTCAGTAGATAGAAGAACTCTTTCGGACTGAAGCCTATATTCTCTATCTCCAGACCACCTTCAAGCAATGCCATCCCTCCGGCTTTCTCCGGGCCTCCATGAATCCGTTGCCATTGCCGTTTAAACTTCTTCCACTTCTTCCCGTCCCAGGTGACACCCTTCCCGGTGGTTTTATCATACGGGAGCTTAAACGCCACCGGAGGCACGGCCCAATTTTTGAAGAAATTAAAGGTATAGGATTTCTTCTGGTTATCAATATCAACCGATACCGCCGCCGCTTCGAGCGGTGACATACCGCGCCACATATCATTAGGATTAACATTTGAAAAATGGACTATCTCATCGGGGGAGAATATCTCCTCAGCCGCCCCGATCTTCATCTTATAACCCCGAATGAATTTGTCCTTGTCCTTTAGTGGAGTCATATACTGCGTCGGCATAAGCCACAACTCCGCCGGGATCGTTCTCCCTGCTATCGCCGCCGATGGTAACTTACTCGGGACCATCCACCAATAAGAGTCCCCGGCAAGCTGTAAATATAATACCGTCCCGAAGATTAAATCCCATTGATTTTTATGGGGGTTCACCGCTGACATTAAATCAAGAAACGGATGCTCGGAAATCTCCTCAATCTCAAATCCTTTCTTGAGATACTTTGTTACTGCCTTATTTTCTCTTACTGCTTGGTAAGTCTTTTCATTCACATACCTGGCCCGGTGGTCCCCGATCTTGACTATTCGTTTACCGCTTGCCGCTTGTTTCTCCGGTATCCGTTTATATAACGCCCCCTCCATCGCCGGTGACGCCACCCCGTTAGCATTCTTATTAACACAGGCATACACCCAGCCCTTATATTGTTTTATGAGGTCAGCCTGGCGTCTGGTCTTAAAAAGATCGCCGCTCCTGTCCCACTGAGATAATACCGTGGAAAAGAGGCGGCTCGATGCCTTTCTCGCTGTTTCAACTGCTTTTGATAGTATATTCATAGACTGCTCCTCGAGTAGTTTAGCGATAGGGAGCAACTATTTCCGGTATGGCGGTGATGCTGATCGAAGGCGATCATGGGGACCTGATGTATCAGCTCCGAAGCCAGACGCAGAAATAACGTCCCTCCTCCAGACACTCCGGAACATACCCACCCATCAGGTAGATGCAACCAACTTACCACTACACCCGGTTTCTTGTCAAGTTTCTTTTTCATTTATATTTAATACAGCCCTTCTCATCCATGCGGCCTTTGCAAAATCACATTCATCACCACCTGGCCCACACCTGTCTCTTACTGATTCCCACCAGCCGCTAAACGCATCCTCTTCATCTATAAACATAAATATTAATTCGTCTATGTCTAATTTCATTTCTCTCCTCCCGGTTTATTTGTCATTGCAGGAATATACCATTTGTCAACCGATATTTTGGAGTGTCCGAAATATTCTAATAATGTTCCACAATTTTTACACCAGAATAATTGAGCTCCATAAAATTCGTCTCCTCCAATATCCCTCATCTCCCTTCCGCAGTTCTCACATTTACCACTAAAATCTTTTGTTACAAACATATCATTTCTCTCCTTTTTAGTTAATCTTCTTCATATTCCAACTCTCTTCAAACCCAAAATGTTCCTTCAGCGGTGATAAGTCCTGGCTGAGATTCCTCCATTTGTGCCGCGCCTGATCCCGGTCCCCGAATACAGCATTGGTATGTCTTACATAACACCATGCCGGGTCCGTGGTATCATCACTGTTCCACCAGCCGGCCGGAAGTTCTTTTAGGCCGAACTTCTTATAATCTCTCTCGGCATTAGTTCTGACTTCATTATGCTTGCCTAAATCATTTATCGACATCGGCTCCGCTTCCGTGGTTCGTATCAGAGACATGAATATTGCCAGCTGCCCGTAATCGTTCGGGTATCTCCATTTCATTATTCCCTTGCCCTCAACATAAACTATGCCCCGGCGGTAACCATGAATCACGAATGGCAATCCTTGTTCTGCTATTCGCCTTACCTCTGCGGCCGCTCCTATCCATGGCATATCATCATCGGCCATCTTACTCGTGATAACGCAATCGTTCTCTGCCCATGCTGTTTTTAATTCTGTGGCCATTGCTCCGCTCTCTCCTATAAACACCGGGAACGTCGTCTTGATCCCCCTCAAGTAATCCCGCGTCCCCTGGCTTAACTGATTCCCGATATAGAGTATCAAGGTAAAGTCCCGGCTCGTCTGCCTCTCAAGGGATGGCAATAGGTATTTCTCCAGCGTGACTAGCCGCTGTTGTTCTAACAGGGGATCTCCAACCTCACGGTCCCAGCCCTTCGGCTGCCACGAAAGGAAGTTGACTATCACGTAATGCTTAATTCTCATTAAAACTTCACCCTGAACTTCACCGGGTAATCTTTATCCCCCGTGAACTCCATCCGATCCAGTATGCCCCCGCCTCTTTTCTTGCCTCCGAAGATCCAGGTTATCAGCTCTTTGGCAAGCATTGCCGCTATTGGTAGCCAGTAAGCCGCGTAATCGGCGGAATGAAGACACCCTCTCTCTTCTTGGCTTGACGGCTCATCCAATGCCCCATTCATAAATGGCTTTGTTTTATTCATATCTCTCCTCCCATGCTTTTATCCCCCGCTTTCCCATGCTCTGTTCTACCGTTGGGTAATAACCCCCGGTCGAATAAACTTCCTCCTCCGGGTATTGTTTATTTCGCTCTATTGGATAAATAAAATAATTCTTATCTCGACAAGCCGCTTTCGCCATTGCCTCTGTATCAAAAACTCCAACTAAATCCCATATGCTACGGCCCCGGTATTCTGTGAGCTCTCTAAGCTGTCCGCATACCCATAATTCTTTCATGGTAATCTCCCTTGTCAGCGTACTTATAATCTTTTCGTCTTCTTGGATTCTCATCTGTTCTATTTCTTCGCGCTGCTGATTATCAATTATATCCAGAATGGTTTCACTCATCATGCCCTCCTATGTTTTCAACCCCGGATCAACCTGCCGGTTTCTTCTCATGGCTGCCAGGATTGCATTGCAAAAACTAAAGAACGCGTCTCCATGCCCCTCACTCGTGACCGGTGCTTTCAAGTCATTATCAACTATGCAAATCATTCTTCTCTGCCTGCCCTCTGGTATCAGTTCGATCTTCTTTTGTGTTACCAGTCTGTCAAAATCTGAAGCCGACTGGAAGTTGCTTCGACTGCTTGCCACTACCCCCTGCATCTGCCTCGGTATCATACCCATCTCATCCATGGATTCAAACTCCGCGCGGGTGTTATCGTAGAACATCATATCGATCCCGAAACTTCTTATTGCTCTTAAAAAGTACTCCAGTTGTACGGTGTAATCTACCCCATCGAACCACCGGCTATGTATCTGTATCAGCTTGAACGGGATCTCTCCCTCGATATCATCCATCCATGCCTCCGGGGCGGCTTCTTCGTCGTCATCCTCTTTCTTATCCGGTTCATACACCTTCAATACCATCGTGTCCGGCCGGAGGTCCCAGTCTTCCCGTCCCCCGCTTGCTACATCCACTGCATCCTTTAATGCCAATAAGGTATTCTCCCCTTTCTCTCCCACCTTGATCTTCATAAATACCGCTAAGTGTGATGGATGCCCTTTCTTACCCAGGTCCGCGCCGGCTATCACTTCCACCCCGGCCAGTCCATAATCTACCGGGTCGCCTCCGATCTTCAGGTTCTTTAGTTTGGGGTTCTCCCTCCCCTCGATCTGGTCTTCTCCAAACCAACTATCCTCTGACCGGACCGGGATCAACAACATCTCTTTGCGGTACGCGTGGTTGCCCTGTTGCGCCCGTCTTTTGTCCAGCCTGTCCAGCGGCCACATCTCCGGCCATGTTGGCTCTCTGCCTTTATCGCCCTCTACCTCTGCCGGGTACTGCTTATAATTGTATTCCGGGTTATCTCTCCACCTTGCGAACAGGTCATGCCGATGCTGGGGGGTTCCTACTAAGTGAATAAATCCATCAACTTTTGGGATAGCAAGAACCTCTTCCTCAACTATCCGCGTGATCTTTTCAATGATACCGAGGTCCAGCTTATGTAATGGATCCTTTAAAATATCATCCAGAAACACCCCGTCCCGATGTATCCCCCTCTTGAATGCCAGTATCCCCTCTGGCTGGCACTCCCAGATATTGCCCTTCGGGGTCCGGTATTTTAAGATTGTATCCGCGTCAGATATGCTTTCGAACTCATTAAAGAACGGGCAGAACTTGATATAGTTTTTTGCTTTATGGAGGTGATATCCGGCAAGGTCTTTCTTGTAGCTGAAATAACTATACTCTTCAAACGCTCTATCGCAATTATACAGCAGGAACATTAAGTAACTTCGGATCGTGACGCTCTTGCTCGACTCTCTGAATGCCTCTGTCGCTGTGGCTTGATTGTTCTGTATCCGCTCGCATATATCCTTAATATGCCAGCCCGTCTCGAACCCTCCCTCTACTGCTCGGATCCCTACTGCCGCTATACGCGTATGAAACTGGTAGAAGTCACCGGATGTTCTCCGGGCCAGTTCATCCGATAGTTCAATCAGGGAGCGTGAGTCCTCGTTTCTTTGCTTCTTTGAGTAGGTCACTATAGTCCATTTCCTTGAGTTCTTTGTTGATATTCAATCCGCCCTTCATTGTGATCTCGCTTCTATCAGTTTGATGCAGCTCTGATTTGCCAAGAAATATCATCATCGTAACATTGCCATTCTCCGCCGCTGTCCACTGTATTTGTCTCAATCTTATTTTGCGTGACGATCTTCCTTTAACTAAATTCTCCGCAAAATTCCTTGTGATCGTATCGTCACTACATCCGAAGAATCCAGCTATTTCTATATTAGTTGCACCAAGCCTGGCCAGCTTTCCCACCTCCTCCGCGTTTATGTCAATGCGCGGTCGCCCAGCCTTGCGCTTCTTTTTCTCCGGGACTTTCTTGGTCTCTTTCTTTTTCATGTTGCTCCCAGTATATTCTTTTTGATCGTTGTTGCTATTGCCTGCATCATTTTAGGGGGGACGCTGTTTCCGATTCGTTCTCTAGCATCTCCCCTCTTGCCGGCAAACTTAAAATCCTGATTGAAACTCTGTATTATTGCCGCCTCCTGAATGGTAAGTTGCCGCGGAATTGCATAATGCCAGTTGAAGTGTCCTTTTATTTGGGTACTTGACACGCCATTCGGATTTAATCGGCAACTCTGAAAACTTCCCACATATCGAACTGCCTTTCTGAGTGATTGCCCCGGCTTAGATTTGTTCCAAGCATCCACTACTTGCGGTTGATGATTCCCCGGCTTGCCTACTGGCAAATGTCCGATTGACTGCTTAACCGTGACCCCCTCCCTCTCTCCCTCTGGATATTCAGGTTCTATTCCCAAATCCTTCCGAACCCCAATAAATATTAATCTCTGTCTTGATTGCGGAACCCCGTAATACATAGCATTCATCTGTTTACACTTAACCTGGTAATCAAGGGATTTCAGGGTCTTAATTATCTGAATAAACATCCCCTTCATCTTCCCTTTCGCCATCCCCGAAACATTCTCCATCACGAATACTTTCGGCTGTAATCCCTCGATCAGCCTGACAAACTCTTTGAATAGATCGTTCCGGGTATCGTTGACTTGCCTTTTGCCCGCGGTGCTAAATCCCTGACATGGCGGCGAACCATCCAGAACATCCAGCTCCCCCGGCTTTATCCCGCAGAAGTCTAATATCTCTTTGGCTGTAACTGTTCTAATATCCCGCTGCCATGCCGGGACGCCTTTGAAATTCAACTTAAAGGTATCAACGGCGTTTTTCTCAAAGTCTATTGCAAGCAGTTCCTTAAATCCCGCCCATTTATATCCGAGACTTGATCCACCACACCCGGCGAAGGTCGATATTACTGTTGGTTTACCATTCATATCCGCAAGCCGGACAAGTTGTATTTGTTTCAATATTCTCGTCTAACTCCTTTTCTCCGGCGCCGGGTATAATCTCAACCTCTGTCATAAACTCATCCAGCCCCATCAACTCCCCTAAATCCAGCTTGAACATATCAAGATCAAGGTTATCCATTTCTGGGAATACCAGGTCGTTTAGTTCATTCTGATTGTACGATCCGGCTCGATCATTATCACTTAAAGAATATTCAATCCTCTTTTTCTGGCTATCTGCCTTAACTACTGAACAGTGAACTGTTTTTATCCCGATCCGGTTGAAACTTTTCAGGCGTTGATTGCCTCCGAGCGCGATCCACTCCGCATCCCCAACATCATCCTTCTTGAGTGCTTTGGTAACGAGCAGAGGCTTATATACTCCGAGGTGTTCTATCTGCCAGATCAGCCGCTTGATATCTTCTTCGTGTATGCTTCGGGGGTTTAACTTCCAGTTGGCTATCTTTTCTATGGGGACTTCTATGATGTTCATCCGTTACTCCAGTGATCTTTTATGCTGTATTGTTTTAACTGAACGTAAGTGCCATTATGACACCTATGCAGGTGCCTTTTTGACACCTATGGCAGGATATTTGTGCTTAAAAGATATTCGAGACCCTGTGATTATAGGTATACTTTTGGCACTCCTTTATAGATTCTGCCCCTATACCCCTTACCAAAGCCTTCTGCCCTTATAGATGAAATATCCATGCGGCCCACGAAGTTTATATTTATTAGGTATCTTTGGTAATCCACCATGGGATATTATCTCAACCCATCCAATAGATTCAAGCTCTTTAATCCCCCTCCAGAAACTCCTATAAGAAATTAAATCTTTTATCTGGGACTGACATAAACTCAACTCCGTACTAACGGTGCCTTTGTATTCCCTCCGCAACATTATCCAAACTAAGATTGCTGATCTGCTTAACTTTTGCCATTTGGGATCA